AATAGGCTCATTGGAGTGAACACCCAGATAGGGACGAGGCATGGGCAGAACAAGAAAAGTCAAGGATAGGTGAAGAGAGATTTAGACGAGAGCACGAATGTGAATTTTTAATTTATGATGAAACTTTAATATCAAGTGTAAGACTTGTTGAACTAGAAGGCACAGATCCAATATGGAATCAAGGGCAAGTAAGATGGTACTCCAAACCCAAGCCTAAACACACATACATGGTGGCATTGGATCCAAGTCTCGGTACAGGTGGTGATTACGCCGCAATTCAAGTTTTTGAACTACCAACATTCAAGCAAGTTGCAGAATGGCATCATAACACAACTCCTGCAAATCAGCAAATAAGAATACTACAAAGTATAACAAAATATATCAACGATACAATCATCGAACAGGACAGCACTGCAAATCCAAGCATATTCTACAGCATGGAAAATAACACACTTGGAGAAGCCGCATTGATGCGAGTAATGGACATTGGTGAAGAAAATATAATGGGCATGTTCTTGAGTGAGCCAATAAGAAAAGGACACAGGAGGAAGTTCAGAAGAGGCTTCAACACAACAGCAAAACATAAAATTGATGCATGTGCAAAATTTAAAGAACTTATTGAAAATAATAAAATGGAACTAAATTCAAAACCGTTGATATCGGAACTTAAAAACTTTGTAGCAACAGGTGTTAGTTATAAGGGCAAACCTGGAGAACATGATGACCTAGTAAGTGCAAGTCTGTTAGCAACAAGAATGATGAAGGTTTTGGCGGATTTTGACCCTAAAATTTTCGAGCAATGGACTAATAGGACTTCAGAATACACCGCTCCGATGCCTATATTTGCCAACCTAGGCACGTAATAAATACAGCATGATTTCACCAAAAACATCACTAGATTTGTTTAACAAGATAAGAAGCAAATTTGGCAACATCACCATAGGGGACGATAAAGGATCAGCGACTGCTGACCCAAGCAAAGCAGTATTTTTTGACTTTGAATTCACGGAAGACGAAGATAAATTTGGAAGAATAAGCATATCACTAGCAGACGGAGATTCCATGAAAGTATTCTACAATAGAGATATGGTTGCCAAAATAGACGAAGATGACAAAAATGAGTGGTATGATTTCGTAAAGGAACTAAAAGACTTTGCTGTTGAACACCAACTGGAGTTTGACATCAGAGATATAACTAAAACTAACCTTGATAAGCAGGATTACAAGAATCTTGCAGACACTGGTCAAACGGTAAATACTGACGAGATGTCGGAAGAACTACAAAGAATTACTAAACTAGCAGGTGTCGAGGTCAAAGAAGGACTTACAGGCACACGTAAAAGTTCATACGAAAATCTAGACAAAACAAGATTAATAATTAGGCATGCCGGACCTGTAGACGAAACAGTGCCAGGTGCTAGATCAAGACACATTAACTCCTTATACATAGAAAACGAAGACGGTGAAAGATTCAAATATCCTGTGATACATTTAGCAGGTGCAAGAGCAATGTCCAGACACGTAGCAAATGGTGGCAGACCACATGATGACTTTGGTCAACACATTATACAAACTTCAGAAGACATTGCAAAATTAAGTTCATTTTCAAGATACGCCAGCAATAAAGATCAACTAAATGACAATGCAGGTGATATTATCGAACAAACAAAATTATCCTTAGAAAATTTAAGAATGTATATTAAAAATATAGGCAAACAATCGCACTATGAAACAGCAGTAAAAGATTATAAAAAAGCAGACGCTTTAGAAATGGACGACGAAACAGCAAATTCATATAGAGAAAAATTTACGTTGAAAAATTTTGATGACAGAGTAGAGCAGGCTCTTCCAATAATACACAGAGTAATGAGTGAATTCAAAGACAAGGAACCTACTCAAACACCGGTTGATCTAGGTGCAGTGGTTCAAGGCTATCTCGCTGATCCTAAGAATAAATTAGTTTTAAGGAAAGACGATGCCGCGGACAACATGTTGAAAGTTACAAAATTCACAAACAAGAATACTATGTTAAGTTCAATATTATCTGACATAGCATCAAGAATGTTAACAAAGAGTGGAGACGAAGACCAGGTTGCCAATTTTGCATCGAGAGTAGCAGATGAGTTAGACGGAGAAGGACAACCTTTCTTCAAACCTACCAAAGATTATGTTAAAAATAA